CAAAGCTAACTCTGAATCTGTACTTTAACTTAGGCATTAACATGCCTTGAGTACTTGAGCTTTGATTACTGGCTAGCGGTACTGTAAATCTTGATAATGATGCGATTGACATTGTGTTCTCCTAATTATTATAGACCTTTAATCTCGCCAGTATTCTTTAGACGCAATGGAATGTAAATAAATTCCACAGCTTTTACTGGTTCAATCGCGACATCAAGGTATAGTTCGCTACGATCAATTCTTGCTGGTGTATTGTTTGATGTATCGCAAACCACAAGATAATCATACAATGCACGTTGTCCTACTAGTTCTAATAGTAAACTTTCAGCGGCTTGTTTAATTTCATTACGTGTAATAGTGTCGTTTGGTTCAAACACATATGGTTTTGCCAATTGACTAAACTGTCTGCGTAGATACACAACCAAACGTGCAACGTTGATTCTATCCAACGAACTGGCGCTTAATTGACGGGTGTACTGACCATAGTTTACTAAACCTGTTCCAGTAATGTATGTGATTGGATTTACATGGATACTTGCAAGTGTGTCACGTTGTCCAGTGTTCAATGCAGTTGCAGTGAATTCGCCAGTCAAAGAATTAATGTATCCTACTGAACTCACATTGGTAATTCCACCACGACGTGTGCCTGCTGGCGCAAACCATGGATAGCTGACATTATCGCTTAGAGCAATAGTGCGTAACATCATGTAGCTTGGTGGAACAACCACGTTGTTTCCTAACAAGTCTGTAGTGTAACCCCATGGATAGAACATGCCCAAATACGCATCAGTTGTCAATAATCCTTTGTCGCCGTTTACTGCGGCTAATGCGGTGTTATTACCCCAGTTACTGATAGTTGTTGCATCTGGAGTCAAACGAGCTGGAGTATCGCCAATTACAAATGCACTGATGCCTCTGTCATAGTTCAATGCAACCAACGAAGTAATTGTTTCAGGATATCCTGGGCAAGCAATCAAGTTAAATATGCGACTTTCTTCGTCACGGATTTGTTGGTTAGAGTTGATTGTTGAGTTCAGCGAGGCCAACACAACTTCACGTACTGCTTTGCGGCCAAAGTTTCCAGCGCCGTCTATTTGATTTGCGGCAGCACTGATCCAACGATGTGGATAGTAGCTGGTCATTAATGCATTGGATTGACGAGTATTGCGTGTGGTAGTGTCAACATAACTTCTAACAAACTTCAGTACATTGTATCCACTACGACGCAAGTTCCATAGTAACATGCCTTTTGGATATAGTGCAGGATCTGGTGCATCAAAGTCTAAGAAGTTAGTGGATAGCAAATCGCTAATTTCTGCTTTGGTAGCTGTTAACCCGTCTGTGTTCCAACGTGCATCAGCAAACAGTACACCGTTTTCACTGGTTTGATCTGAGTTGTCTAATAAAATCCATTTTTTAGTTAGGTAGTTGTATCGTTTGATCAACGGATAATTTTCTAAATCGCTAGTGTCAATCCACAAATCACCGTTGGCCAACGGAGTACCGTCGCTCTGTACAGTCGGTTGTGTAGCACCAACCTTTGGACCCATTGGATCAGTTGTGTCTCCGCCTACTTGATTCTGCGTATAGTTTCTATAGCCAACCCATGTGGTACCATTGTGTACCATGATATCAACTTCGTCGATATCGTTGTTGTACCATAATTGTCCATCAGCGGCAATGTTTGTTGGAGGCGTTGCATTTGCGGCTGCAATTGCTGTGCCGTTTGCAGTGGCTGACCATAAACTTGCAACATAGTTGTTTGCAGTTCCAGCTGGATTAGGGTATAAATTAGCGGTTGTACTGGTTGAGAATATTTTTGCTAATGGTAAATTTGTACCGTCAACTAATCTAAAATCTCCGCCAGCAGTGTGAGTAATGTTAATTGAGTTGTTGGCATTCTTTGTAGCAACTAATTTTGAATCAGGCAGTGCGGCGTTAAAGGCCGCAATAACTGCATCTGAATCTGCGGCAGCGCCTGCGGCTGTGAATGTAATGGTCACAGCTGAAGTCAATGTGCCACTACCAATTACACTTTCTTGTACTGTAAACGAGTTTGCACCTGCGGTAAATGTACTGCTAGTAATAGGCGAGCCAGTTATAACAGTTGCACCTACACCACTGCGTTTGTAAATCTTAAATGTAGCAATCTCTGGACCGCCTTCGTCATCGTTGTATTTTACATACACTGAGTTAACTGACAAGTTGATACCACCACCACTTGGATCCAATGTTGCCAATGCAGATTGATTTGTTGGGAATAACTTTGTAGTTTGAGTGATCCAAGATCTAGTTGCGCTGTTGTATTTCTTTATAATCCAATCTGCGCCAGCATTTGCATTGGTTGTTTTGACCCATACAGAGCCAGTTGGGCGGCCGTTGGCTGTGGATGTGTTGTCTGTACTTTTGTAAGTAGGAACACTAGTGTGTGCTGACATAGTAAATGCAGGAGCCATATAAGTTGTTGATGATAATCCAACTTTGGCTACTGTAGTTCCAGATAATACAATGTCTACACCTGTTGAGAACAAGTTTAATTTTTCATTAATTATTGCGGCTGTTACACCAGAAACTGTAGTGCCAATTGCGGCTACTAGTCCGGTTAATGTAGTTACGCCGGTAAATGTAGTTGAGTTAATAACAAGAGTATCGCCAGTTAACAATGTAATTGAGCTATTAGCAATAGTGCCTGTGGCAGCTGGCCAACTTGCGGCCCATGCTGTGGAACCAACTTCTACCCATGTGCCTGCGGCAGTTGCTGATGTATATTTTTTAAAATATAATTTATTTAATGTTGTCACTGCAACCATTGCATAGTCGCCAATTGCGCCAACGCTTGCTAATGGTACATAATTAGGAGCCGCTGTAACTTTAGAAGCTTCTGTAATTACTGTTACTTTTTGTACACTGAATGATTGTCCGTCTGCAACTGTTGCAGGACTAGCATTCCACTCAAATACACCAAATTTAGTATCAGTTGTGTCTAACCAATATGTGCCATCTTCTGCTGGACTTGTTGGTGTAGTTGGTGTACCAGTAAGTTGTCCTACATCCAAGTCAGCACGTACAACATATGCACGATTGCTCACTCCCAAGAAACTGTATGCAGTAGCTAGACCATATTCATTCTGTTCGCCAGCATGGATAGGATTATTATTTGCATCGGTGTAAAATTTAGGAATACCAAACGTATCTGACAAATCTTTCTGACTTGTTAGTAAGTATACTTTTCCAGCGTTTGCTTTCAATGTGCCAGGCGCTGTGCCTGTTGCCGCTCCGTTTTGTTTGTTTTCTGCTGATGCAACTACAATTAACGGAACTGTGCCGGCCGCGGCTGGGGTATAGAAACTTTCATCTATAACTGTTACGCTTACGCCTGGTGAACTAAGTTGAGCCATTTTTTAATCTCCATGAGTACATGTTCTTCAATGTATTTAGTGGATTTTGGATTTTTATCCTTGTTATTAGCTGAAAAAAGGTTTTGAAAAGGTGTAAATAAAGTATGAGACCACTTTGTACTTGCGGAATTAAACCTGCGGCTGTTAATTATAAAAAGAACGGGCGTACTTATTATAGGAGCCAGTGTGAATCCTGCCTCGCTGGTAAAGGCGTTGCAAGATGGTATCGATCAGGATATCGTATAAAAAATACTTGCGATAAATGCGGGTTTAAAAGCCCGCATAAAGAAGTATTTGCAGTATTCCATGTAGATGGAGATTTAAATAATTGCAGGCCGCTTAATCTTAAGACAGTGTGTGCAAATTGTCAGCGTGTTCTTCACAAAGAAGGTCAGAAGTGGAAGCAAGGTGATCTTGTACCAGATCTTTGACTCTGGCAAACAAGTCATCTATACTGCCATTGTTATCAAGTACTGCATCAAATCTAGTTCCAACCCATGCAGTTTCGCTAGCATGAATTCTTAATTTTTCAAGTTTGCTACGGCTAGTAGACCAAGAAAAATTACCAGTTTCTCCCTTATTGGCATTAACAGCATCGTCGTACCATTCAGGTTCCGGACCACGATGAACACGTATTACAATACCGCCAGCGTCTTTAATACTTTTGATTTCATTAGGAAATCTGCAATCGCTGATAACAATGTCGTCTTTGCTGTTACGGAGTTTATTTTCAAGACTAGCAATCCATATGTCATCATGGAAGCTCTTACGGCACACTTCAGTGCCCCAGTATTGTAGCACCCAGCGAGGTGTTAAGTTAGGCATATCAAGTCGTTGCGCCCACCATGGGTCTACTTGTTCGCGCCATTCACGTGCTTGTTTTGTGCGTCCTTCAAGCATTGTTCGGTCCCAGCCAAACACATGAGCTACCGCGTCTTTTAAGGAGTTAGCAAATGATTCTCGTCGGAAGCCTTGGAAGTTATTAAGATAATCAGCAACGGTATCTTTGCCAGAACCAATAAACCCGCATACACCTATAATCATAGCGTCTCCTAATGTAACGCTAGTATATAACAAATTTATTACAAGGTCAAATATTTTTTAACCAATTACAAAAGTATAACCCGTGCCGCCCGCAACATAGGTTTCTAGTTCTTTATCCAGTTCTTTTAATTCGGTAGTACCTGCACTAATTAAATCTTTACCGTTTAGTTGTATGCCGCCCGATCCAGGCCCTGCGATAGTTCCAAACTTGCTACGAGCTTCGCCCAGCATGATTTTACAGTTGGCAAGCGAATAATCCTTTAACCACTGTTTGGCATAGATGTCTTGTAACAACACCCAGTCAGGTCTAAAATTTTGACTCTTGATTAAAATTTGTTCGCCTTGGGCAAACGGACGTTGTAAAATATTTAAAATATGACTAGTTGGTTTCCAATTGAATTCAATATAAGCTCCAAACATACGACCTGCTAATTTTTGATATCCGGCAAATAGTTCATAAGTTGCCAAACCACCCATAGAAGAACCTGTCATCAAATACGTATTTGTATAAGCTAGATTGAATGGTTCAAATAATGTGCCTCCAGCTCCCATACCACTACGTGAACCAATAGCTCTGCGGAACACACTTTGTACACTGATAATTTCGTCAGGTAGTCTATATTCGTTTACATCTTGTTGTAGTTCTAAAAAACTGTAGCTTTCTTCAACAGCATTTGGACTACGTTGTCTATATCGGTTCATAGCACGATCTAGCGCAGTTTCATAGTGGATTGGATCTAGCTCTACTTCGATCATTCCATCGCCCAGCATGGCTTTAATGTATTCAAATACTTTGTTTCGCTCTATTACCGATGATGATGTATTAGTTGGGGCTTTATCGTCCATTTTAGTTCTCCACTCATATTTATCTAACGATAAATATCATATGCCAAGACTATCCCTATACAAACCCGAACGTGGGCAAGATTTTAAGTTTATGGACCGACAAATATCTGAAATGTTTCAGGTTGGCGGTACTGACGTATACTTGCACAAATACATGGGTCCAAAGCTAAATGCCAACGGCACTGCCGATCAGCCTGTTATTGACTCATATAATGTAGCAAATATACAAGATTTGTTATTTTTAGAAAATCGTGATAGGAAGTATGACGAAGAAATTTATCGTATTAGAGGATGGTATAATGTTGCAAACATTGACTTTAATTTAAGTCAGTTTGGATTTTTCATTGATAATGATTCTATTTTTATGACAGTGCATATTAATGATTTTATCAAATATATTGGCCGCAAGCCTATTGCAGGGGACGTATT